TCACGTGTCTGACGGCTTGACCAGGTCAACGAATGCCAACGTCCCTGCAAGTGCGTCATCCGTAGGCAGCGCTGGTGGCGCGATCACCTGCAGCTCGTGATCGTAGCGGTGCGTCATCTGGGAGGTGACATGCCCTGCGGCGTCTTGCTTGTGCGCCCGCGTACCGCGCGTGTCAGTGATGCCGCGATGCTTGAGGCCATGGAGCGTGAAGCGAGACTCTTCTGCGATCACGCCGGCCTCGATCGCTGCCGTGATCAAGCGCTGCCAGGCCGTCTTCAGTGTTGATCGCGCCAGGCGCGTGCCGGTCTGGGTGACCAACAGGCCGCGCTGTTCCGGTCGCAGCGGAACCGGTCGTCTATGCGCCTGGATCCGCTGAGCACGATAGTCCCGCAGCCAGATCCATGCCCATCGCAGATCGTCGTTCCACGCGGTGATGTTGTCGCGAGAACCCTTACGGCGCGTACAGCGCACTCCCTGCCGTAGCGCGTCCGCGTCTGTCAGGTCGGTTACCTCAACACCGCGCAGACGTGCGTTGTAGGCTAGTACCATCACCGCCGGCATGTAAGGCGGGACCGATCCCTTCGCGTGCAGCGGTAACGCAGCGCGTGACTTGGCGAACTCAAGCACAGCCATGAACGATTGCGGATCCGGCATCTTTGCATCCGCGCGCTCTTTCGCACCACGCACGCCGCTGGCCGGGTTGGCCTTGCAATGTCCGATGCGTATGCCCCAGGCAAACAGGCGATGAAGATACCGCAGCGTGTGGTTGGCGGTGGACGGACGGGCAAGCAGCGCCGGCTGGACGGCGCTTGCTTCTCGCCCCTTGGCGAGCGCTTCGACCAGGCGCTGCACCAGGGGAACGGACAGACGGTCCACCAGCAGGCTCCCAAACAGGCTGCCGTCTTTCAGCACGTAGCCGCAAGCCACCTCGGCATGGCGATCGTAGTCATCGCGGGTGCTGCGGGACAGGTCCCGGTACTCGGTGGATAGCTTGAACGCGTTGACCAGGTACTGCAGGGAGCCGACCAGGCCGGCACCACGGGATGCCTCTCTGGCCGCGTGCAGGTCGGAAAGCCTCGCATCCGCATAAGCAATGGTGCGTTTCCTCGTGAGACCGCCCTCGGGGTGCGGTTCGATGATGTACCAGCGTCCATCTGCCCAGTAGACGCCCTTCGGGAGGGCGTCTTGGTCGATGTGCCTGGGGATATCCGGATTGAACTTGCGCTTTCTGCCGCGTCCCATCAGATCAGCTCCTTGTTATGTGGCTCAGCGGCTTTCGGGGCCAGCCCCACTGCAGCGTTGAGCGCGTCCAGGGTTGTCCAGATGCCGCCCCTTCCGTCGTACCTGTAAAGAATTCCCTGCTCTCGCGCCCAGCGCACAACCGTGGATGCGCGTGGAGCAGGACCGACCGGCGCGCAAAGGCGACGCAGATCCTCGAACGTAATTACCGAGCTGCTCACTTACTTGGCCTCTGGATCCACTCCCGCCGACGTCGCCACTGCTCGCGCATTTCCTCCACGAGCAAGTCAGCAGCCGCATAGCCGCGCTGGGCGGCGATGCGGAGCCTCAGTTCTCGCACCCTGACCGCGTCCACGTAGCCCTGCCTTAGCCAGTGGCGCGCCTCGCAAGCCCTGCGAAACCCTTCCATGTTTGCGCCCTCGATCATCGCTGACGCGTGCCGGTGAAGCGCAGGCCGAGCTGCACGACGTTCTGAGCGCAGGGACGTGGCTGACGAGGGGTGCGGATGCGATGAGCACGCCGCCATTCGGTCATGGCCAACTCAAAGCTGGGGTGCTTTTGTGTGCGCCCACACACGCACTCGATGAAGTGCCCGCCGCCCGCCTCGGGGCGGCGGGCGTCGAGCATATGGCGAGCCAAGTGCCCGTTCGTGCAGGGTGGCAAAGGACTATTGTGGTTGACCTGACGTTGCGTCATGGCCCCTCCTGGCGCAATGCGCGCTCGGCATCCCGCAGATGCTGCACGGTGTCGGAGTCGATCCGGTCCAGGGCCTGGGCGATGGTGTAGTCCATCTCCGCCAGCCAATCGGCACGATTCAGCACCAGAGCGGCGGTCAGCGCCTCCCAGTGGACAAAGGGCCGGGCCCTCCCATACGCGCAGCGGCGCGCGCAACCTCAATCGTGCGCTGCAGGTTCATAGCTGCGTCCTCCATGCGGCGCCGAGCTGAGCGCGTGCTTCCTCAGCACGGATGAGGCGCAACCCCCAGCGCACCGACCAGGTGCGCGCCTGCTGTTCGTCGCAGGTCAGAATCAGTTGCCCGGAAGATTCCAGGCGATCAGCGCGGAACGTGAACAACATTTCGTCCAGCTCAATGACCTCCTGCAGGCCGAGTCTCTGGCACAAAGCATCGGCGTTGAGAGATTTGCCGCTACCCTGGGGGCCGAGAAGGATGACCGACTCAGCCATGAGCAGCCTCCCGCCGCACAGCCATGCGAGTGCGGCGACGCAGGCGCTGTGGCACCTGTCCAACGGCCAGGCCGGTCTGGGTGAGGCGCGGACGGCGCGTCGACCACAGCTTGTAGACCAGCGCGCCACCGGCCGCCGGCGCCAGGACCACCACCAGGGCAAGCAACTCACCCATTGGCCACCTCCCGTGCGGCCTGCGCTACCGCAGCTGCAGCAGCTGCAGTTGGCCTGCGCGGCAGCATGTTGGCGAGGTCAAAGGGGAAGTCCAGGCCATCCATGAACTCGGCCAACTCCGTGCTGATGCGATCTTCCGCCGTGGTCCACAGGCGGGGGCCGTCGACGAGCTTCCAGCCGGTACCGGGGCCGCGACGCCGCTCCCAGGACTGACGCACCTGGCGAAGCGGTCCCATGTTCAGGACGGCAGTGACCACGACCGCACCATGTGTGACGTGCATGGTGATGGTCGCTGAGCAGTCGCCCATGCTGCGATCGTAGGCGACGACGGCCGGCGTGGTAGCCTCCGGGCCGGGTCCGGTGCCCGAAGCCAGCAGACGTGCTGCCGTGGCTGGACGTGTTCCAGTGTGCTGTTGCATATCGACTCTCCAAAGTTGCGTTGGTGGAGGGCCTTGGGGCGGTGTTCGAGCACCGCCCGCCGGCCCGCTGGTGCGGGTTAGATCAGGTCGGCGCCAGATGGCGGGATGCTGGGGTCAGGCTCGCGCAGGCGCTGCGCGCCATTGAGGACATCGAGCAGTTCATGGCGGATGTACTCGGCCACCGCTGCTGGTCCGTCGTGGTTGATGCCTGCTTCGATCGCGATATCGTTGGTCAGCGCGGCAAGCAATGCGGCCGCGTGGTACGCGCGCCAGAGGCGATATTGCTCTTCTTCGCTGATCGAGAAATCAGCGTCTTCCGGCAGCTGTGCGTGGGGGCGAGCGGCGTCCATCAAGCCACCTCCAATGCGGGCATGCGCTCGATCACCCATTCCTGCAGGGCGGCGGCCTCGGCTTCCGGCATCACCACGTGCAACGAGCCGATGACCAGGTCAGTGCCGTCATTGACCGGGAACAACTCGCAAGCGTCTTCAATTACGCTGCAGGCGAACATGACCGGCGCGCGATCATGCAGGCCATCTGCATACAGTTCGGCCAGCACGTCGGTCTTTCGTATCTGCAGAAGCAGGTAGACGCCTGGGGCCACACGCAAGGCCTTGTGCATGTCGCGCCGGCTCACTGGCGCACCTCGGCCAGATCGGCATTGATGCTGGAAATGGCGGCCTCAACGTCGGCCAAGGTCAGGGCCTCGGGCGCTTTGCCCATGGCCTGCAGCTTCGCCTGCAGGGCGAGCCAGGCGGTGTGGTTCCAGTCGAGGGTGTTGGCGATCAGGCCGAAGTAATGGGCGATCTGACGCGCGGCGTTGGCCGGCGCTTCTTGAGCGTCGTAGGGCATGGTGGATTCCTTGAGTTGACTGGAATCCGCCACTGCCGAGGCTAATCGGAGGTGGCGGACGGCACGGGTTAGCCTTACCGGACTCAAGGAACCGGCGGGCCTTGCGGCCCCCACGTACCGCCCGCCATAGAACTGGCAGGCAAGCGCCCGAGCGAACGCCGGGCGACAAAAAAGCGCCTTGCATCGATCGATGGGCGCTGGTGCGCCTTGAGATATCAGGAGGCTAATCCCGGTCGCCGATTTTGCGGCGACGCGGTAATAGTTGCTCCGCTGCCGGGTGGAAGTCAACGAAAATTTCTCAAAATTTCCCACATGTGCGAGCTGGCTCATTTGGCAAACACCCAGCACTTCACGGTGGTGCCGACGCCGGTCAGATCGTCCTTGAGGACGGCGCTGTTGACGGCCACGTTCGCGCCGATGAACTTGTGCCGGCGCGAGTCTCCGAGCAGCGCACGCAGCACCTTGAGATCGGGCACGGGCTGACTGAACTGCGCAGCCCGTGCCGCGAAGTGATTGAGGTTGATCGCAATGCGCTGCGCGTCGCGGCTGTGGTTGACGACGGCTTTGCCATGGCCGGTGGCTTCGAGGTATTCGTAGACCTCCCAGAACTCATTGACCATCGCGTGGTCGGCGCTGATCGCCTTCTGCCGTTCCAGCGCCATGTCCAACAGCGCCAGCCGCGTCTGCTCGATCATGTCGTCAGGGATGGTGATGACCAGGCGCAGGCAATCGAACAGCGCCAGCATCTGGGCGTGGTTCTTGATGACGCGTTCCAGGCGTAGATCCTGCTGCGCGCGTAGCTTGGCCTCAAACATCTTCACCCGCTCGGCGAACAGATCGAGGATGGCCCGCTCCTGGCGGACGGCACGCACGAGGAAGTGGCTGACTTCTTCGACCTGCAGCGCGTTGAGGTTGTCGGCCGCGATGCGGCTTTCGGTGGTGACCTGCGGCCGTTTGAAGTGCAGCTTCACGATGCGCGTGAGGATCGCTTCGCTGGCGTCCACCGCAGCGTTCTGGGTGATGACGATCGTGCCGCGAAACGGTGGCTCGTAGGTCTCGTTGCCGCCGTTGCGCACGCCGCGTGTTGCCAGGGTGCCGCCGCCGAAGAAGTCCTTCAGCTCATCCCACTCGAACGTCTTTGAATGCGCTTTGTCTGGCTCGCTGCGATCGGCTTCCAGCAGGACCACGGGCATGCCGGAAACCTGGCCCATGGCGCGTGCGCGGCCGGCCTTGGACGACTTGGCCGGGTCGAAGCCCTCGTAGTCCGAGCGGCCCAGCAGCTTCCATAGGAACGTCAACAGGGTGGTCTTGCCGGCGCCGGCCTCACCGGTGGCTTCAAGGAACGGAAAGCTCTTGTGCCCGGCGCGGATCTGCTCGGCGAACAACGAGCTAAACCAGAACGTCATGGCGACCATGCCGTGCGTGCCAAAGCACTGCCACAGCCACGGCAGCCAATCTACGCGGAACGCGTCGGCGTCGCGCTGGATCTCCAATCGGATGGACTTCTGCGTGGTCTTCAAGCGCAGCTTGTCGAACTCGAAGTAGTCCTCTTCGTTGGCCGTCACCAGCTCGCCGTCGCGCACGGCCATATCGCCGAGCAGGTAGGCGCGGTGTTCCTTGCTGTAGCCAACGAAATCGATGGCGTCCACCGTCTTGATTGCCTCGGTCTGCTCTTCGATCAGGCGGTCCAGCTGGTGGCCGGTACCGGTGAACATGGCGCCGGCGGCCAGGGAGATCAGGCGCTTCTTGAACTCGGAGGCGCTCGCGACATGACCACCGGTAAAGGTGCCCTTTACGCTGGGGCCGTCGTGCGGAAAATCGACGCGGAAGTAGTACCAGCTTTCGTCGGTGACCTCTTGGCGCTGAAAATACAGGGCTTCCGGGTAGCAGTTGGCAATCTTCTGCACGGAGCACGCGGCGCGCTTGATCTTCTTCAGATCATCGGCCGTAACCTCGTCGCCGTCGTCGGCATCGATGTCGCCCAGCTTCTCCTTGCGCAGCTTGTCGAAGCGCTGCGTATCGAAGTCGAACCAGTACAGGCGAGAGCGGTAGTCCAGCCAGAAGTCGTTGCGGCCGTCGTGCTCAAACATGAGCAGGCCTTTGTCCACCGCCGAGCGGGCCACAAGCAGGTCGCCCTGGTAGCGAGCTTCCCTGACGTCGTTGTCCCACTGCTTGGGATCATCGGACGCGATAGCGCGCAGATGCAGGTCGTTCCAGTCGGTCTTCTTGCCATCGCGCTGGACGATCTGCGCGGCCCGCGAATCGAAGCCCAGCGCCGCTGCGCGCTTGATGTGCTTGTGCGTGTACGCACGGGCGCCCGGCTCGTTGTCCAGCGCCCACACGAGCGTTGGAAGGTCGGCCATGCGTGCCTTTGCCAGCTCGCGTAGCGACTCTTCCGGAAAAGCGTTGGAGGACATGGCCGATACTGCGCACATGCCGTGCTGCAGGAGCGCGATCGCATCAAAGATGCCCTCCACGATCCACACCTCGCGCGTCGTCTGCATGGCTGTCAGCGCGGCAGGCGCCGCCCACCAAGCCCCCGCATAGCTCTGGCCTGGCGCAAAGCGCGCCTTCTGCTTGCCGAAGCGGTGCGGCCGATCGATCAGGCGTTCCCACCAGCCGCCCTTGACCAGCGGGAAACGTACCGTCGCGGTGCCGGCGCTGATCTTGCGATCGTAATGGCTGTCCTGGGCGTAGAGACCTTTCAGCGGAGCCAGGTCAAAGCCACGGGAGAACTGCAGGTAGGCATCGGCCGCAGCATTGGGAGCAGCCGCCGTTGGCTGGAAGCGCTTGGACCAATCGTCGAACAGGTCGTCGTACAGATCCTTGACGTGCAGCTCGCGCCCACACTTGGATTGGCGGCCACACTTCACCACCCATGGCTTGAGATGGTTGGTGTAGAGCTCTTTCTTGCTGCACGACGGGCACTTGCCACCGCGCATGTACTCGGTACCGCTCCGGTGCTTGAGTCCGTAATCCCGCTCTAGTCGGGACAGCACCTGTTGCCGCAGATCCTCTTGCATCGAACTTCCTTAGACGCCGAGCCAGCGCCGAGGCGCGTGCGGAGAGGGGGCGTTGTCGATCACGACATAAGCGCCGCCGGCACGGCGGTGCGCATCAACTGCGGCAGCGAGCAGGCGTGCCTCTTCGTGCTTGGCGTGCGGCGCGATGCGCTGCGGCACATTGCTGGCCGCATCAACGAATCGCGGCTCCTGTGCGGTGAACCAGCTGTTGGCATGCCTCACGAGCCGACCTCGGTGTTTGTGTGTTGGAAATCCAACAAAGCGGTGGCGGCATCGGTCAGCACGACCAGGCGCTCATCGAAGGCGTCAGCGGTGGCAAGTCCATCGCGCATGAGCGCGGCGACCACAACCGCGCCGAAGCGTTGATCTGTCTCAGGCGCGGCCGTGCGGCCTATGTAGCCGTGTTCGGTTTTCACCAAGCCGCCGTGGATGAGCGCAACTTCCAGACAAAGCTTCGCCGTGGGCGGCAATGCCGCCCAATCAATGGTCTTTCGCATTCGGGTTACCTCAGAGGTGAGGGAAGAACGGCTCGCCGCCCATGGGGAGCAAGTCCAACTGGCGATCGCCTAGCGACTCGCGGTAGGCCTGCAACGTTTGGGCGCGCTGATAGGCTGGTGTTGGTGGGAGTTCGCTGTGTGCGGTGGGTACGCCGCTGGGGCTGGCAATACCCGTCAACTCCGAATGGCCTGTGTAGGTCGCGCCACACATCGGGTTTTCACAGACATACGAGTCGTGCCGCAAGAACTTATGTGCAAGCACGCTGGTGCGTTTGATGAGCCTTGCACTGCATGCCTCGCAGCGAAAAACGATCTTTTTCCGACCGAACATGCTCACCCCCTTGAGCTCTTGGCGGTTGGGATTTCTGTGGCACTATTGGGTGGTGCCTTGAGGCCCAGGGCGATTGCCGCCTTGTGGGACTCGCCGTATTTGCCTTGAGAACGGCCACGGAGCAGGTCATGCACGACCGACCGATCCACGCCGTTCTGCCTGGCGAATGCCGAGACCGTGATGCCATTTGCTTCAAGCCACTGTCGCGCCTGTTCCGGGCTGCGAGGCGTGAACTGCTGCATCTGACTCTTCGGGGGCATGTGGCGGTTCCGTCAAATCAACATGGGAAGCAGGAAAAAAAGGAGGTCGTGATCAATGTCCAGATAGGACAACTGGTCCTCGCAAAAGAGAGCGTTATCGGCAGCAGGCAACTAACGTTTAGGGAATAAATGCTGCTGGCCTTCCTGCACAAAAAAAGCCGCCGGTGTTGCCGGCGGCTCTCCTAAGGTGTCGGCGCTTAGCTCCCTGCGATCCATTCGCCACTCTCCTTAGCGGCGCGAGATAGCCTGACATCCACCAGTAGATTAGATGCCTGAAACCTGGTTTCGTATAAGAGGCATCTGCTTTGTCTGTAGGAATTTTCCGCACGCTCTTGATCAGTCTGGGCCCGTGGGGGTGGCATTGCACTACTTACCTGTTGGGAAGCGCAGTTGTTTATCTTATGTTTTGTTTCGATAGATCCTTTTTAAGGATAGAAGTCATGACTTCTTGCACATAGTCTAACGGTCGGGCTTGCTTACAATGACTGCTCGTACAGCCTAGAGTTTCTTCCATACCTTAATAACAGGAACATCAAATGAATAGAAAGATGGAAGGTGGAAAATTGTTCGGCCATCGAACTTTAAGCCTGAGATGTAATCTGTCGCTAATTGCTTTTCTAGCACTTTCAGCGAGCGCGGCCAGCTGTTATGCGGAAACCCACTACGCCGCGTTTACCTATCGCCAGACCTCCGGCACGCGGCCATACGTCCCGGTCAAAATAAATGGCACAAATTTTTTATTCATGGTTCATGGCAATGCTAGTTTCTCAGCAATGACGACCCATGCTAACGCGAATAAGGCAGGCATCACTGATCTCGTTCAAACGGGCGCTTACGGGATCGAGGAGCCCGGGAAGGTAAGTAGCCTGGGAAGCGCTAAGGCAGTCGCGAATACCTTCGAAGTTGGCGGTCGTGTCGATAGTAATATGGGCATCAGTGTTTTTGAAATTCCGCAGGATCCGCCAGTCGATGGGATGATTGGTATAAAATGGCTGAAGAACTCAAGGGTGATGGTGGATTTCAGTCGTAATCGGCTTGCAATACCCGACGGGGATAAGGATGTTGAAGCCGAACATCAACGGCTCAAAAAGGAAGGGTACGTTGCTCACAAGTTGTCGTGGAGCACTAATCGAAATCGTTTTTACGTTCAGCCAGTCATCAATGGCACCAAGTCTACCTTTGATGTTTCAACGGTTGCTGGGGTCATTTTTGATGATGCCTTTGCCGGCAAGGCATCGGTGACAGCTGGTCCAGTCGTTGACACCTATGGTGGCCCAACCGGAACGCAAGGGGCTGTCCGCGAAAACCAGAGTGATTATTCAATCAGTCTCGATGGTCAAGCCTTGGTTGCGACGAGGGCGAAAATATATGATACGTATGCCTATGATGGCGAAGAGAGGCCGGCGAACGCGTCTGACCAGTTGAGCGGCTACCTTGGTTGCGACTTTATGCGCGCTAATGAAGCAGTTATTGATTTTGGTGCCGGAATCCTTTTCACAAAGTCTCGTAAAGCCGGTAGTAAATAATTAGGTATCCTAGGCCGATGCAGCTCAATTCTGCATCGGTTTTACCGGTCCTTTTTTTCTCGCTGCTGTGCCCTATCTCACCAGGCTATCCAGCTCTATACGAGTTGTGAATCCACTTGTACCGTCGATCGCGTGAGTGGTCTTTGCAATCAACCAGCGTTGCCCATCAATCTCCGGCTTGAAGCCGCTCACCGTGACGATGTGCTCTGGGAAGAGATCCGCCCGGCCGATCGCCAGCGTGTAATCGAACTTTGCTATCCCACGCTTTGCCCGCTCGAGCTCTGCGTGTGCATGCTGGCGTGCGGTCGCCTCATCGGCATACGACTCCTGCAGGCGCTTAGCGTTGTCGTCCGTGCCCACCAGCACCGACTGCCGCCGCGCTTTGCCTTTGTCTACCCAGTACGCGCGCACGCCGGTGTAGGCATCGCGGTCGGCCACGGAGTAGCGGTGTTGGTCGCCGTCGCGACGCGTCAGGATGACGCTCGGCAGTGGTTTGCCGGTCGCGGTGGTGCCGGCGCCGATCGGCGCAAACACCAACGCGCCGCCCTTCACCGTTGCCACTGCATCGAAGCGCTGGCCCAAGCGGGTGAGCAGATTCATGTCGCTTTCGTTGGCCTGGTCGAGATGAGGCAGCTTGGTGCGTGCCAGCGCCTCGGCGACGCGCGGTGTCAGTCCGCGCTCGCCAGCTATCGTGTTGAGCACGGCACCCAGCGTGGTGTTGTGCCAGCTGCGCTCGCGTCGCCTGCGCATGTCGGCAGTCAGATCCGCACTACGCGCGCGCACTGTGATGATGTCCGGCGCGCCGCTGTATTCCACTTCGTCTACGACGAACGTGCCTTTGTCGACCAAGCCGGTGGCCTTCCAGCCCAGTGCCACGGACAGGCGCACGCCACGCTTGGGCAGCGCCATCTTGCCGTCGTGGTCATGGATGCATAGGTCCAGCTGATCGGCTTCGCCGCCACGGCATTCGGTCAAAGTGAGATCGCGCAGGCGCGGCGCGATGCGCTCGGTGAGATCGATGCCATCGAGTACCACACGCCACTGCGGAATCGGGTAGTTCATGCGGCGGTCGCTTCTGGGGTGATGTCGTCTGCGCGGCGCAGGCTCAGTTGGAACTCGATCCGTCGCGGGGTGCCGTCCTCGAAGAACAGCGAGGCGGTCTCGTTGATCGACAGCAGCAGATACGGCCCTTAGACCACGCCTGCGCCATCTACCAGCGGTAGCGGCTCGCCATCCGCCGCAAGCTGGCGCAGCGTGTCCAACGACGCGCGTGTGCCGGTGAGTTCGGGAGCAATCAGACCAGACAGGTCGATGCTGTCATCGCCTGGTCCGAGAAACTGGCTGGCCGGCCGCGCGCCAACGCGCTCGCTGGTGGCGTGGCGCCAACTCATCTGCCGCTGCAGCTGCAGGAATGCGGCGCTGTCGAGGGAAAACACGAAGGTGCCGTAGGACATCATCATCGGGGGGGATCCTCAGTCGTCACGCAGGCTGGAGCGGCGGGTGGCCATCGTTCGCCGTTCTCGGTCTTCGATCTGGCGGGCAACTTCGCGCGCCAGTGCGTTGGCGTCCATGCCAGGTGCGGCATGGACGTGGATGACGTAGCTGTTGCCGCCTGCAGACGCGCTGGCGGCGCGCACAGGGGCCGACAGCGGCGCCCGGCTGTCGATTGCTGCCACCGGGGCTGTAGCCGTCGCCAAGGCCAGTCCGGCGCCCACAGCACGCATACGGTTGCCGAGCGCCGCCACCGCTTGCACAGGCGCGCCCTGGCCGCGCTGCAGGCCCACGGTGAGGCCCTGCATGGTGAAGTCGCCCAGCTGGGCAAACACGCGCGAGGGGCTGTGAATGCCCAGCAGGCCCTTGAAGCGATCGACCACACCGCTGCCGACGCTGGCGATCGCATCGCCGGCCGCACCGAGCTTGGAGCGGATGCCCTGGACCAGGCCGCTGATCATGTCCGCGCCGGCCCGCAGCATTCGGGCCGGCCAGTTGGCCAGCTGTAGGTTGATGCCGGCCCACAGCTGCAGCAGACCTTGACGGATGCGATCGCCGTTGCCGGTGAACACGCCCACGATCAGCGACCACGTGCCCTGGACGGTTTGCCACACGCCGCCGAGGATCTGCTTGATCACCGGCAGCACGAACACGAACGCCTGCACCAGCCAGCCGATTGCCTTGACCGCCAGCTGCAGCTGGGTGACCAGTACCGCGCCCAGGATCTGCCCGAAACCACGACCTGCCTGCGTTGCTCCGTGCAACTGCGCGGTGGTGGCCTCGAACGGTGTCAGCAGCTGCTTGACCCACGCCCAGGCTTGGCCCATCGCAGCGGCCACGGTGTCCCACATCGGCGCCAGTGGCGCGAGCGCGGTCTTCAGCTCGGCGAGGACCGGCGCGGCAACATCGACGATGCCTTGCCAGACGCCAATAGCGAAGGCCTTGATCGGCCCCCAGTACTTCCACACCAGCAGCGCCACCGCAGCGACGGCCGCACCGATCGCCAGCACCGGCAGGCTGACGCCGCCGAGCAGCGGCAGCAGCAGGCGCGCGCCATTGGCGAGCATGGGCAGCACGCGGCCGCCGAACGCCAGCCCCTGCCGCAGCAGCGCACCGAAGCCGCCACCGCCCGACAGCAGCGCAACGGCGCCGTGGATCTGCGAGAACGCCATCGCGGCCACGCCGCCGGCGACCAGCAGGCCGCCGAGGATCGTGACCAGCGCGGCGCCGGCGATCGCCGTCTTGGCGATCGCACCCACCAGCACCGGATTGGCGCGGATCCACGTCGTGACCTGGCCGACCACCGCAGCCGTGCGCTCGGTTAGTTCCTTGAACTGCGGTAGCAGCACCTGGCCGATCGACTGGGACACCACCACGGCGGTGTTTTTCAGTAGCTGCAGCGAGTTAGCCGAGGTGGCCACCCGCGATGCGTACTCGGCCGACATTGAGCCGCCGTAGCGCTGCGCATCGGCGACCTTGGCGAAGTTGCCCTGCAGCAGCTCCAGATTGGTCAACAGTGGCGCGATCGCACCGATCGACTCGCGGCCGAACAGCTGCGTCATCGTTGCGGCCTGCTCGGCCTTGGGCAGTGCGCGCAGCTTCTGCAGCACCGACATGATTGCCCCGCCGGCGTCCTTCTGCATGACCTGGGCCATGGCCGTGGCCTTGATGCCCAGCTTGTCAAAGGCCTCGCGCTGGCTCTTGGTGGCCGACTCGCCCGATGCCAGGGTGAGCAGCATGTTCTTGATGCCGGTGGCCGAGACTTCCGACTCGATGCCCATGCCGGCGACGGTGGCGCCCAGCGCGGCCAGTGGCCCGCTCTGCAGGCCGGCGACTTCACCCAGGGCACCAATGCGGTTCACCACGGCGCTGATCTTATTGACGCTGGCCGGTCCGGTGTTGCCGAGGTAGTTGATCTTGTCGGCCAACACGACGACCTCGTCCTGGCCCATCCGGAAAGCGGTGCGCCAGGTGGCCATGGTCTGGCCGGCTTCCTCGGCGCTGCTGTCGAAGGCCACGCCCATCTTGGCCGCGTCCTCGGCGAAGCGGACCAGCTCCTGGCGCGGGATGGCGGCCTGGCCGGCGGCCGCCACGATCTTGGCAATCTCGGCCGGCAGCATGGGCAGGCGCATCGAGAGGTTCTCGACATCGCGGCCCATCTGCAGGAACTGCTGCGGCGTTTTGAAGTCCACGACCTTGCGCACGTCGGCCATGGCCGATTCAAACTCCATCGCATCGCTGATCGGCAGCACCGCGGTGCCCAGTGCGCGCTTGCCGGCGAACGCCATGCCGGCGCCGTACGCGCTGGCCTGCAGGCCGGCGCTTTGGATCCGGGCGCTACGACGCTGTGCAGCGTCGATCGCCACCAGGCGCTGCTGCTGGGCGCGCATTGCAGTGTTGGTGCTCTCGATCTCGCCGCGCAGGCGGCGCTCATGCATGACCAGCTCGCGCGTACTGATCCCGGCCGTCTCCAGCCGACCACGCAGGCGCTGCAGGCCGGCCTCCTGGGCACCGTGCGCGGTCTTAAGTTCACGTGCGGTGCGCACGGCGCGCTCGAATTCGGCATTCATGGCAGCGGTGGGCGTGCCGGTGGCCTTGATCTGCTGGGCGAGCGTGCGCACCGACTGCCGCTGTGCGTCGAGCGCGGCCTTGGCGCGCTGCGCCATGACCACCTGCTCGCGGTAGGCGCCGATATCGCGGTGCTGGCTGTTGAGCTGACGCAGCGCGTCGCGCTGATTACGCAGGGCGGTGGCAACGCCACGGCTGCCACTGAGCACGCGTTTGAACGGGCCGGTGGCGCGATCAACGGCGGACAGGATGACCTGCAGGCGCAGATTGTCGGAGGCCGCCATTTAGGCGGCCTGGTGCGTTGGGTGGGGCATCATTCGGCTCCGCTTCGTAGGCGGGCACGCTCGCGCCACGCCGTGAGTTCGTGCAGCGACCAGCCGTCCATTTCAGACGGCGGCCAGTGGAAGATGGCCGCGATATCGGCCATCGCATCCGATCTCGATGACGGTGGCGCCGTTGATGGTCAGCTTGTAGTAGCTGGCCGAGGTCTTGATGGAAAACTCGGTGTCATCACCGGACTTGCCAGTGCCCGGATCAATCTCGCTGTGGCGGCCGCGCACGACCACTTCCACCGCATCCACATCGGCGGTGTCATCGCGCTGGTAGGCGCCGGCAAAGCGCAGCTGCACGGCGTTGTGCGTGGTGGCGCCGTACTGATTCAGCACGCCGCGCATCAGACCGCCGCACTTCCATTCGAGCTCGATCTTCTCCTGGCCGAAGTCGATATCAACCGGGCCATTCATGCCGCCGCCACGGTATTCCTCCATCTTGCGGGACAGCGTGGGCAGCTTCACTTCGACCACTTGGCCGAGATAGCTCTCACCGTCGTTGAACAGGTTGAGCGCCTTGAGTTTCTTGGGCAACGCCATGGGGTTCTCCGGGAATCAGATCAGGTGCGTTACGCGTTGACGCGCTCGGCGAAGTCGGCCAGGTAGCTGGTGGTGATCTTCTGGTACAGCTGCAGGTTCTCTAGCGGCGGTACCGGGGTGTAGTCGTAGTCGATGCGCAGCGCGCCATCGGCGAGCGTGGTGGCGCTGTTGACGGTGCCGTCGTACCAGGCGTTGGCATCGATCAGATAGCCCGACGACTTCAGGTCGCGGAACTTGGTGTTGATCGATCTGGTCAACATGACCGAGATCGTCAACGGCGTGGATCTGCTCGCCGCCCAACGCCGCGCCATTGGCGCCTGACCCTTCCGGCCTGGCGCCGCCAGGCCTTCGCCCTGAGACCGTTTCGATCAGGTCTTTGACCAGCGAGGGATGCATCGGCTTGTCGACGTAGAACGCCACGCCCTCGGCGATGGTGTCGGCCAGGATCTGCGCGGTGCGCGTGGCCGTCTCGAACGCGAACATCGTGTCTTCCGCGCACGTGCGCGATCCCCAGAAGCGTTGGCCGTTGAAGGTCACCAGCGTGGTGATGTCGCCCTCGTTGAGCACACCGGCATCGGTGGCGGGATCCTGCAGATCCCAGTGCACATCCTTGGAGATGCCGGTGACTCCGGCCACCGGCACGTTGGACAGGCTCTTGTGCCAGCCCTGCTCGGTGTCGATCTTGGCGCGCAGGCCGAGTGCCCGTGCAGTGGCATACGCGGCGGTCGTGGTGCTGGTAGCAGTGTCGAAGGCCAGGAAATCCGGCCAGATCAGCATCAGCTCGCGGTCACCGAACTGGCCGCGATAGGTCACCGCCTCGGCCACCGTGTCGGCGACTGGCCGCACGTAGGCCATGGCGCGCAGCTTCTTGGCGATCGTCGCCAAGGCCTTCGCCACCGGCAGTGTGTCCAGCCCCGGCGCGCCCAGGATGCGCGGGCGCACGCCAAGCTGTGCCTGTGCGGCGAGCAAGGCATACAGACCGGTGTAGCCGCTGGACTTGACCTCGCCAATGACGTTGCTGGTGGTCTTGGCCGCATCTGCGTCCTCGGCCACACGCACCACGATGGTCACCGGGTTGGTCTGATCGGCGATGCCCTGCAGCGTGGCGCGCAAGGTGCCCTGGATGCCAGCGCTGGCGATCGCACCGAGCACATCGGTGATCAGCACCGCCTTGTTCAGTGGGAAGACTTTCTCATCCGCGTCGGATGCCGTGGCGACCAGGCCGACGACAGCAGTGGAGACGGTGCGGATGGTGCGCGTGCCCGCGCTGACTTCGATGACGCGGACGCCGTGGTGGTAGGCAGTGGACATAGGTTCCTCGATCAGGACGAGCGGAAGCGGAGCGGGATGGTCAGGCGTGCGCGGGCGTTTGCTGGAGCAACGTCGGTGCGCTGGCCTTCGATGGTCAGCACGAAGCTGCCGGGTGCATCACCGACGACCAGGCCGACGCGTGTCAGGCGCAGGCGCGGCTCCCAGCGCATGAGCGCGGTGGCGGTGGCGCCGTAGAGCAGCGTGCGGGTGGCGCCGTTGAATGGCTGGTCGATCAGCTCCGGCAGTAGCGAGCCGAAGTCACGACGCTGCTCACGTGTACCGATGGGCGTGGTGAGGATGCAGGCGATCGACTGGGCCAGATGCTGCTCGCCCTCGATCACGCGCCCGGTAGAGGCATCGACGCCGATCACTGCGGGCCACCACTGAGCGCGCTGCCGGCAGTCACGCCGGTGGTCTTGTGGTTCTTGAGGCTGATCCCGCCGCCGAGTACGTCCGTGTCGACCGTGGCCGTGCCGGTGATGCCGGCGTCGCCGTTGATCTGCGTGTTGCCGTTGACCGTCAGCGGACCGTTGAGCGTGATGCCGCCGTCGGCAGTGATGGTTGCAGTACCGCCGCTGGGCAGCGTGGCCTGCAGCGCGTGCGCGTCGGTGTCGTACTGCAGCTGCGCGCCATCGGCGAACCGCAGCACGTGTAGTTTGTCGGAGGCAGCAGGCGCTACGAACTGGTCCGAGTAGATGCCGCGTAGCACCAGGCCATCGGCCAGATCGCCGGCCGGCGACAGCACCACGACTTGTTCACCGATCGCTGGCGCCGACCAGATGATGGTGCTGCCGGCCAGCGTGACCACCCAGGGCAGATAGTCGGTGAGCATCTCGCCGACCTGCACGCGGCATCGCGCGTGGGCGAGATTCACCTCGGCCACGATGCCGAGGCGAATGGCGTTACTCAATGCAGAGGATGCGTTGCCCATGCAGCCATGGTCAGCGGCTGCGTGCTATGACGCACTTGAATTGATGCGTATAACCAGTACCTACACAGATCGTTGCTAGGTGCATCCAATCAAGCGAATGTACACGTCGCGCCATGCGTTCCAGTATGCGTTGGCCCAAGCGTCAGGCGAAGCCTACTGCTTCAGCGACGAACGAAATAGCAGTGGTGGAAACATAGCCAGTGGCATTGTTGCGAATCCGAATCGCCAGCCTTCCTTCTCCATAGCACTCGTTGCCAGACCCCGACAGCGCTGTGGACGTGATGCTGCAACCGTAGTCGCCTGTCATTGCCGAGTAGTTGGCGGTGGTGTTGGAAGATGTCCCATTGCGATTGCCGCGTAGCCAAGACACTGCAAAATCCAGCTGCACAGCATAGTTGCTCGCCGGTTGACCGTTGGGTAACCACGTGCCGGAAGTTGGAGAACCACTCACCGCTTTCCCAGAGAGGCCAATCGCCCAGGTCCCATTCGCTCGAATCCAGAACGATGTGCTTGCCGTCTGGCTGCCGCCTTCGGACGTGGCGGCTTGGCTGCCCGCGTAATAGTGGACGCCATTGTTGGACAGCGTGTAGACCGCGCTGCCCTTTCTCGCCCATCGGTTACTGAGGTCAGAGCCCGCATTGTCACGGTAGCCAACGTCCGCCGCTCTGCTTCCAAATGCCAACGGTGCATACCGACGGTGCAAGTCGTTGCCATCGTTCGAGCGGTAGCCCGATGCGCTGCCAACGTCACCCTGCACGTACAGGTCGAAGACATCATCGAAATCGAGCCCTGAGCCCGTGCGAAATCCCGTTGCCATATTAGGCAATCGCCGGCGGCAGGGCGGCAGCAGCCTCGTTGTGCAGGCGGTCATAGACGGCCTTCAGGTAGACGACGACGCCTGCAGCGCTGACATTTGACAGATCCTGGCCGGTTACAGGATCCGCAAGGCCGGCGGCGAACATGCGCGTCGCGATGGCATCTGAGGTTGTGGTGAGCGGCTCCCGGCCATCCAACATCTTGTTCACAGCGCCATCCAGCAGCAGAAACTCCATGCCCTGGAAGACTACGTTTGCCACGCCGGTCAGCGGGTCGTAGAAGAAATGGGACTCCACGGCGATGCGCTCAACGTCAACGCCTGGCGCAAGTGTGCGGATTCGAGAATTACTCTGCATGGGATCTACCTGTTGGGTCAGTGACTGGGGCGTAGGTCAGCGAGATCCGCCTGCAACTGTCGAACGGCAGTGGATAGTTGCTTGATGGCGTTGAAGGCGACGGGTAGCAGCTGGTCAATGTGCACTGCCGGGACCAGTTCGCCCTGAAAGCTCACGCCATGTGCATCCACTGCCTCGGGCATCACCTCCAGCAGCTGCTCTGCATCGAAGAACAGGCGCACGCGGCCATCCGGGTTGTACTGCTCCTTGTAGCGCCCCAGCAGCGTGGTGACCTGTTCCACCTCGGCCAAGCCGTAGGGTAGTGCGCCGATGATGTTTTTCAGCTTGCGGGAAGAGCCGAAGTCAAACCCGCCAACGGCTGATAGCGCGCCAGAAGTAGTCAGCCCCATGCGCTGCTGCAATGCGCCGTTGTAGGTCGCCATGCCGATACGAAGGTGACCGTTTTCGCTCCAAAAGCCGATGTTGTAGGCGCCGTCGATCAGTCCGAAGCCGCCACCGAAGCTGCCGGAGCTCAGATGGGCAAAGCTGTTGACGCCGTTGCCTGGACTGCTCACGGTCGCCTTCAGCAGTAGGCTTCCTGCGGTGTTCAGTACGGCCTCTGCCGCGCCGTTGAAAGCGCCGTTGGGTCGAAGATAGATACTTGTGCCACCCTCAGCCCCGAGGACAGTGACGTTGCTCTTGCTGATGAAATAGCCCGATGCGGAGCCAAAGCTATCGGCGTGCACGGACCCTCCGAACGAGCCTGCACCTGTGACGGCGAGCTGCGTGGTTTCGAGGTAGAGCGCGTTGGCGCCGGTCCTGATGCGACCTGCGACCCAGGAATTGTTCGCCGTGTTGACGAAATCCATGACAGGCGTGCCGTTGCCATAGTCACGCATGAGCACGCGGCCGGCACTTGAGACCACGGCGTCAAACGCCCCCTGTGCGCCGCCGCTGATGTTGATCCCCAGACGCGTGACGGTGAGCTGTCCGGTCATCGTGTCCCCTGACTTGGCCACGTAGTTGGCGTGTGAGTGGTCCGCAGGTGTGAAGGTTTGCGGCTTGTTGCCGACTTGGTCCCACGATGGCCACGTAGTCGCTGTGGTAGGGACGCCAGTCAGATTTTCCCACGCGCGGTAGTAAACGCCGTGCTGCCCGTCGAGCTTGTCGGCGTCCAAATTGTTGCCGGCACCTTCGTCCTTGAGGGCCGCGCCCTTCAGTTCGAGTGCGGTGCGCAGCAGCGCAGCGCTTGTCAGCCCGAGTAGTCCTCGAATGAACGCGGATGGAGCGCCGGCACCCAGACGAGCGTCCAATATCTTGTTCAACAGCCATGCGGTAATGACGCGGATTTTGTCGTTGCCTGCAGCGGCTTCTTCTTCTGTCGCTAGCTCAACGATCCCGGCGACCTCAGTCGTGGCGGCCGGATCGGTGAAGTTGGTGCCGCCGAATGTGATTTGCTGTACGTCGATGTCAGCAAACACCGCATCGAGAGCGAGCAGCATCATGGCTGCGGCCGCCTTACCCAGTAGAAGCGTCGGCTGGCTATAGACGGCGAACAGTGTGCCGTTGGACAGGTACAGGCCGAACCCGTAGCAGTCGTAGACGGCATCGGACTCATCGCGGATGGACACGTGGATAGTGTCGTCGGCGGTAATGGTCCCGCCAACCGCTGCTACACGCTTGATTTCGCCGGGTAGCGCGGTCAGCGCGGCCGAGGCGCTAAATGGCGCGTTCGCGATGCCAACATGGCTGATCAGCACCGAATTGGTGCCGGTGTTGGGAGCATTGACCAGCGCGGCACGGCCAGCGGTGGTGACTTGGAGCTTGAGACCGGGCATGTCGGTGTCCAGTTACTGGGCGTCCATCAGCAGCCGTCGATAGACGGCTGGCCGCGCAACGGCGAGCACGCCGATGCGGGCTTCTGCTTGGAATCCCTGGGTGAAAGTGAAATGGGAACGGACAGGCTTGGTGCGCTCGACTTCGGCAATGACTTCATTAACGAAGCGAGAGGTGGCGGTCTGGCCATCGGTGCCGGTCAGCGTGAGCGTGAGCTCGAAGGTATGCGGCCGGCCGCGTGGCTCGGTCTGCCACCACTCGCGGATCGCCACCGCCCCGCCGAACGACTCGACGACCATACGGACGCTGTTGGCAGTGCCCTTGCGCCGCTGGATCGCCATGGCGCTGCGCAGGCGCGAGCGCTTGACCGCATCGCTCCAGTCGGCCTTCCAGTCGTCCACCGACAGCGTCCAGGCCAACCAGGGCAGATGGCCAGCCGGGCACGTGTCCGGATTCCACAGATCCGGGTACTGCAGCGGGATCGCTTCCAGGCGATCGGTGATGGCTGCCACGGCGCGCTCCATCGGCGTGGCATTGGGCGGTAGCAGCGAACTACTCATCGATGCCGGCGTGCACGATGTCGATTGCGGTGCAGTACGCAGCCTGCGTGCGGCTGATCCGGATGTCGGCTGAAGGTGAGTCCAGCTCGACGCGCTGCACACCATCGGCGAACAGCTTGGCCTTGATGGCGGATTCCGGTACGTCGCGGCCGATGCGGTGAGCTTCGGCGAGATAGGCCTGCAGGCTGCGCAGCGCCTCGCGCATGACCACCGCCGAATCCGGGCCAGCGTAAGTGTAGACGCGCCCACGGATGGCGTACGGGACGATCTGCGCGCTCTGGACCGCCACCTCGTCGGTCAAGGGGCGCACATCGGCATCGTTAAGGACGGCGGCCACCTCATCCAGCAGGTCTTGCGGTGCGGTGCCATCGCCAGTGCGCGATTGAACGGTGACCAGCACTTGCCCAGGCGCGGGGCTGGTGGCGCTGGCATCCATGACATCGGCCGCCGCGCTGAGCGCGTGATAGATATACGCGCCCTCGGGGCCGGCAACGCTGAAGCCCTCCGGCGCCAGCTGGATGCGGCGGCGGAAGTCCACGTCCGACTCAAGGGTCGGTGCGATGCCGGTTTCCGGTTGACCCGGATCGAGTACCAAGCGTGCGACACCAAACAACGCGCCTAGATGATCGAGGTTGGTGCCGGTGGCGAAAGCCAGCATAGTCTGCTGGGCTTTGTCGTTGGCACGTTGACGGAGCAGCAACTCACGGGCGGCGAACAGCTGCAGGAGCTTGTAGACCGGATCCGCTTCGGTGAGCGCGGAAAATTCCGGCATCAGGCGGCGAAACTGAGCAAGTGCCTCGGTGAAGATCTTCTCGAAGTCCAGCACTTCGATGAGATTTGGCGCCTGTAGCTTGGACAGGTCGACAGCAGTAAA